AGGAGATAATTTAATATATATAGATGATGATAAAGCTATACCTAGTGTATATGCATTATCTATACCTGAATTTAAAAAATTAAATACAAATGAACTTTCATTTGTATATTTTATGGTAGATCATAAATCACCTTTTTCAGTTTATGAATGGAAACAACGTGAAATTGAAGTAAAAAATAGTATATTTGGAGAAAAAAAGAAATGGACTCCTTGTAAAAAAGTATTAGGAGCTTGTGATAAATATGAAAAATTAATAGAAACTTCAGCAGTAAGATTATTAAAAGCAGCAAGAGAATCTATTATAAAATTAGAAAAATATTTTAGAGATATAGATTTACATTTAATGGATGATCATGGTAAACCTATATTTCATGCAAAAGATTTAATTAGTAATTTATCTAATATGGGAAAAGTAGTAGATGGATTAACTAGGTTAGAAGATATAGTTAAAAAAGAAGAACAAGCCGCTAATACAAATAGAGGCGGAGTTGAAGTAAATAAATATAGTATGTAATGGATTTTTTAGAAGACATGGAACTCTATAGTAGAGCAATGAATAACGCTTATAACATTATAACTAAACGTAAAACTTTAGATGATATTTATTATAATTTAGAGAATGAAGAAATAGATGATTTTCCTTTACCATTTGATCCAATACAAGAAGATGGTAGATCTCCAGATATGATAGACATAGTCATTGAATATTTTACAAGTACAGAAGAATATGAAAAATGTTCTGAATTAGTTAAGATTAAAAATAAATGTTTAAAGAAACCGATAGAGTCAGACGAGCAGCCCTTTCTTTTATAGAAAACGGTTATTATACAGCATCTCTTCCTGGAACAAAAGAATATTATGACTTTTGGGACGAAGAAAAAAGAAGATGTATGTATGGATATACAGATAAAGATATAAATGTTACTGGATTTCATTATTTTTATTTGAACTATTGTCCTATTGATAGAGCTGTAGATGAAGTATTACCAGATGGTAGTATACAGTCTAAACGTGAGCGTACTTTTCCTAGATTTTATGACGGTGATTGGGAATATTTTCAAGAAATAGATAAAGCTAGAGCTAGTAATAAACATATGATTGTATTAAAAGCTAGGCGTAAAGGATATTCTTATAAAGCAGGTGCAATGTTAGCACGTAATTATTTTTTTGTACGTAATTCTAAAAATTTTGTATTTGCTGCACAAAAAGAATATTTAATTGGTGATGGATTACTTTCAAAAGCTTGGGAGTTTTTATCTTTTATAGATGATCATACAGCATGGGCACAACCAAGATTAAGAGATAGAGAAATGACTAAAATGTCTGGATATAAAAAGAAAATTAATGGTATAGAAATTGAAATGGGGATGAAGTCTCAAATTATGGGGGTAAGTTTAAAAGATAATCCAGATAAAGTAAGGGGTAAGGCAGGTGAGTTAGTATTTTTTGAAGAGGCAGGATCATTCCCAGGATTATTAAAAGCATGGGAAGTAACTATGCCAACAATGAGACAAGGTGCTAAAACATTAGGATTAATGATTGCATTTGGTACAGGTGGTACAGAAGGTGCTGATTTTGAAGCAATGGAAGAAATATTTTATAATCCTGAAGCATATGATTGTATGGACTATGAAAATATATGGGATGAAGGAGCTATGGGTAGTAAATGTGGGTACTTTATTCCAATACAAAAAAATTTAGATGGATTTATAGATGATGAAGGTAATTCTTTAGCTAATATAGCTATTGAATATGAAAAAGAAATGAGGGAAAAGAAGAAAGGTGCTGCTGATGCTAAATCTTTAGACCAATATATAGCAGAGCACCCTTTTTCTCCTCAAGAGGCTACATTACAAGTTACTGCAAATTTATTTGATGTAGCTTCTTTACAAGAGCAGTATAACAATATAAAAGCTAATAATCTTCATTCAATAGGTACTGTAGGAAGATTGTATCATGATAATAAAGGTGAAGTTAAATTTAAAATAGATGGAGATTTAAAACAAGTATTAAAATTTCCACATAGAAAAGATGATGATACTACAGGAGCTATAGTTATATATGAATCTCCGTATAGAAATAAAAAACAACAAGTTCCTTTAAATATGTATGTAATTTGTCATGACCCTTATGGACAAAATCAATCTGCAGATTCTAGCTCTTTAGGAGCAGCTTATGTTTTAAAAAGGCCTAATAATATATCTCAACCAGATGATATTATTGTAGCTTCATATGTAGGAAGACCAAAAACACAAGATGAATATAATAGAAACTTATTTTTATTAGCTGATTATTATGGATGTAAGATAGGATTTGAGAATGATCGTGGAGAAGTTATAGCATATGCTAAAAGATATAGGAAGTTACATAAATTACAAGAAGAGTTTGAAATGTTAGATAAAAGAGAACTTAGAAGTAAGACAGTAAAACGTCAATATGGTATGCATATGACAGAAGCAAGAAAACGTCAAGGAGAAATATATATACGTGATTGGTTAAATACTGTCAGAAGAAAAGACGAAAATGGAAAACAATTACTAAATTTGCATAAAATATATGATCCTGGATTATTAATGGAGTTAATAAAATTTAATCATGCAGGAAACTTTGACCGTGTTATGGCGTTAATGATCGGTATGTATCATACTAGAGAATTATATAACTCAGAAGTTAAAGATATATTAGAAGATAGATCAGCTGATAAATGGTTTGATCAAAACTATTATTAATATGGATAAATGTAAAGAAAAAGAACCTTATAACCCTCTACCAGAATACTTGACAATAGGACCATCAAACATTCATGGCGTAGGGATCCTAGCTAAAGAAGATATTCCGGGAGAGGTAGTTATAGGTATAAGTCATGTATATGATCCAAATTTTCAACATGATTATATTAGAACACCATTAGGAGGATTTATAAATCATTCAGAAAATCCTAATTGTGCACTTATAGATGATGATGAAAATACAGATTATAAAAGATTAAAAACTTTAACTAAAATAGAACAAGGTAAAGAACTTACTTTAAAGTATAGTTTATATGATATTTGTAATTATTTATAGTGTTATATATATAATATACAAAGTAAAAGAATTATAAACGCAACAAATTAAAAAAAATATAGTTAAATTTGTCAGATTATGGGATATGATAAAATACCGAGGCAGAAACTACCTCTGTCCAAAAAAACTAAAAAATGGAAAGAAGCTTGTGTAGAAGCTTATATTGAATTATCTAATTCTGGACGTAGTGCTGGAAGTAATAGAAAAGAATCTTTACAACAATTATATGAATACTATAACGGTGTAATTGACGAGGCAGATTATAAATATGTGCTAAAACCTTACGGTAAAAGCAGATCTAATTTTCCCTCTCAAATGCGTAATTATCCCATAATTAAACCTATCATAGATCTTTTGTTAGGTGAGAAATCTAAAAGGCCTCTCAATTTCACTGTTACAGTACAAAATGCAGATGCTATATCTACTAAAGAGCAAGCAAAAAATGATTTAATATATCAAAATTTTCAACAGCAATTTGCTAATGAAATGATAAAAAATGGAACTTTTGAAGGTGAAGAACAAGAAGTACAATTACCTCAACATATAGCAGAACAATTTGAATCAACTTATGTAGATAATAGAGCTATTAAAGGACAACAGGCTATGAATTTTATTATGCATGATCAAGAAATGCATGATAAATTTCAAAAAGCTTGGTTTCATTTTTTAGTTTCTGGAGAAGTATATACCCATAGAGGTGTAAGAAATCAAGAACCATTTTATGAAATATTAAATCCTATAGATGTAGATTATGATCTTGATCCAGATTTAGATTTTGTAGAAGATGGAGATTGGGCATTAGTTAGAAAATATGTACATGCTTCTAGTGTAATAGATGCTTATTATGAATATTTAACTGAACAACAAATAACTGAATTAGAAGAACCTAGACATTCAGAATCTGACTCGTATTTTCTATATACTAATTCTATGAATAAAGATGCTAACGCATATAGAAATAGATTAATTGAAGTAGCTCAGGTATATTGGAAATCTAGAAAAAGAATAGGATTTTTAACATTTATGGATCCTAATACAGGAGCTTTAGAAGAAAAAATTGTAGAAGATGGTTTTAGAATGCCTGAAGAATTAAAGGAAACTGGAGCTAAATTAAATTGGAAATGGGTTAATGAAGTATGGGAAGGCACAAGAATTGATGGTAGAATGTATGTTAAAATTCACCCTATCGTAAATCAAAGAAATTCTATAGATAATAATTCTACATGTAAACTTCCAATTAATGGTATTAGATATTCTAATGTTAATACTTCAAACATTTCTTTAGTTAAATTAGGTATACCTTATCAATTAAATTATAATATTTATAAATATAGATTAGAACTTGCAATAGCTAGAAGTAAAGATATTATTGCACAGTTTGATATTAATATGATCCCTAAAAAATGGGATATGGATAAATTTATGTATTATGTAGAAGGTTCTGGTATTGCTTGGGTAGATTATAATAAAGAAGGGATTCAATTAAATCCACAACATCAATCTGTGATGGATATGTCTATAAAAACAATAGAGCAATACATTGCTTTATTAGAATCTATAATGCAAGAATGGGAAAAATTATCTGGAGTAAATAGACAAAGACAAGGACAGGTAGGAAGTTATGAAGGTAAAGCAACTTCACAACAAGCTATTGTACAATCATCTCATATTACAGAAGACTATTTTAGAAAATTTAATAGAATGGAGCAAAGAGATTTACAAGCTTTATTAGATTATTCTAAAGAAGCATGGTTATCTGGAAAGAAAACTATGTATGTTATGCCTGACGGTACTACTGATTTTTTAGATATAGATAGTATGGAGCATATGGAATCTCAATATGGTATATTCTTATCAGACTCTGGTAAAGAACAAGATAAATTAGAAGCAGTTAAACAACTATCTCAATCAATGATACAAAATGGGGTACCAGCTTCAACTATAACAGAAATGTTTGATTCAGACAGTTTTGCTCAAATTAAACATAAAATTAAATTAGCTGAAAAATCACAACAAGCTTTAGAACAACAACAACAAGAAGCTCAACAACAATTAGAACAAGCTAAAATAGAACAACAACAAAGAGAGCTTGATAATGAAAACATGAATAAAGAAAAAGATAGAGAAACTCAACTTAAAGTTGCTATGATTCATGCTAGAGATAATGATGTTAATGCTCAATTAAATTTAGCTAAAGGTATGAGAGAGCTAGATATTAAAGAAAGAGAAGTTGATATTAAGGCTAGAGAAGCAGATGGTAAAGCTGAAACTAATAAAGATACTGCAAGTATAAAAAGAGAAGATACAAAATCTAAAGAACGAATAGCTAAAACTAAAGCTGCTGTAGATAGAAAAAAAGCAGAAGCAACTAAAAAGAAATCAGATAAATAATGCTGACATCAGAAGAGCAGATGCAAATAATAAAAGATGCTTATGCTAGTGGGTATCAAGGGCGTGTCTATGAATTAATAGATCAAGCTACGATACAACGTGCTTCTCAAATAGAAAATCAAACTTCTGAAGAATTACCTGAAGCGCCAATCCCTGCATTAGGAGGTAGAATGCCATCCACTCCTGAATTAACTTCAACAGAAAGAAATATAATTCAACCTGGACAATATGAAACTGGAGGTAAGAAAAAAGAAGGAGGAACAGCTGCCGAGGCATTAAGTTCTAGAAAATATGAAAAACTACTTGATAAATTAGGGGGAAATCCAGAGAGTGATACTTTAGTTTCTGGCTCTAGTATAGATCAAGCAACAGCTATTAAAAAAGCTAAGTTTAATTATAATCAAGCAACTAATGTCCCTTTTACAGATCAAATAACTAAATACAATAAAAAGACAGGTAAGTATACAACTTATTTTTCTGGTCCTAAACAAGAATTAAAAAAAGGTGGTTATAAATCTATAAGCCCTAATAAATATGAAAATGGAGGAACAGATCCTAAAACAGACCCTAAAAAAGAAACTACTGTTTATACTAGAGACGGTGTACAATTTCCTAGTTATAAAGCTTATGAAGAACATGTTAAAAAAGGTTTAGAAACATATGGGGGTTATAAAAGTGTAGATGATGGATTTTATACAGAAGGATCAGGAGGAGCTATGATAGGATCTTCTGGAAAACCAATAAATGTATTACTTGACGAGCATAATGTAGAAGGAAAATTAAGTTTTGGTCAAAAACTTAAGAAAAATGCAAATTTTATAGGGCATACTATTTTAGATGTAGTTGGAGCGGTTCCAATTATTGGAGAACCTGTTGATTTAGTAAATGCAGCTTGGTATGCTGCAGAAGGTAAATATACTGATGCTAGTCTTACTGCTGCATCTGCTATACCATTTTTTGGGTGGGGAGCTACAAGTTTAAAATGGGGTAAAAAAGGTGCAGGTGAAGTTTATACAGGTATGGATAAAGCTTTAAGAAAAAATCTTAAAACAAACAGTAATAAATTATTAAAAGATGCAGGGTATACTAGAAAACAAAGAAAAGATATATATAAAAATAAGCCAGAAGTAATAAATGATTTAATTAAACAAGATGCTATTTCAAAAAATGTAGATTTAGATAATGTTTATATTCCAGGATTTAAAGTTCCTCCTAGTCAAAAGCAAATTGATAAAATGACTTCTGAAATAGTAGATGCAGAAGATGTTTATCATAATGCTTGGATGAGTCGAGAAAATCAAAGGATGATTGATAATACATTTAATACTTATGATGCAAATTTAGTTAGAACTTCTTTTTGGCAAAATACAGGTAGACATACTGGTGATATTACAAATAGAACTTATTTAGCATCTCCAAATAAAAATATGCCAGGTTTAGGAGGATTTTCTACTGTACATAAAGGTGGTTATAGTATGAAACATAATCCTTCAAATCCACTAAATACTCCAGGTATGTCTAGATCTCACAGATTTAATACATTTAAAACTAACATTGATGGTGCAGAATTTACTATATTACCAAGTGAAAGAAAAAGATTAGGTTTAGATTTAGGTCAAACTTATAAAGTTCCAGGAGACCCAACATTATATCCATTTTCAGGAAAAATAAGTAATGTTGATCCTAGAAATACAACTCTTATACCTAAATATGATCCTATTACAAGAACTTTTGATAAAACAAATTTAGTTCCTTCAAATAATATATGGCCTAGACAAACTGTAATAAATACACAAAATCCTAAAAGTGTTTTTAGTACAACAATACATGAAGATACACATAAAATTTATAATACTAATAGAGGATTTGTTAATGAATTTACACATGAGGGTCAAAAGAAATTTATAAATATTCAAGATCCAGAAGGTATTGGAATTAAAGGAGTGTATGGCCAAGGAACAATGAGTGGAGATTTTACTAATCCGTTAAGTAGTTCTTTAAGAGAAGGTACTTTAGGTAGTACTTATAAAGTAGTGGACGGTAAATATGTTCCAGATAAACAAGGTTTTTGGAAAAAAAATCCTACATCAGGACAATTTGAAATTGAAACTTTTGATGATTTAATTACAGATACTATAATAGGTACTCCTACGTTTGTTCCTCCTAAAAAAGGTTTTCTAGATCGTCTATCACCAATGTTATCTGGATATAATAGAAAATTACTAAAAGAAAAATCTATTTTTAATAAATTAAATCCAGATATAGGTTCAAATGGTTTAAGTGTTAGTACTCTTAAAAAACAAGAAAAGTATGGTGCAAAGTTGGTAAATACTCCAACATCAGGACATAGAAATTATCTTGATTATTTAGATCGACCATATGAAAAACATGCTAGACTTAATGAAGCAAGATTTTTTCCTGGACTTAGTCAGTTTAATTTAAAACCTGGATCAACGCATAGTATAGGTGATTATGATAAAATGCTTAATATACTAAGAAAAAGTAAGAATCCTATAGGATTTCAACTTAGAGATGCTTCTACACTTAAAAGATTACATGAAACTGTACCATATAAAGGTGGGGGAAAGCATAAGAATGTTATATAATAATAGAAAACTGAAAAAAATAAAAACTATAAAAAATATCAATATAATTAGTAAATTTGTAACCAAATAAAACAATAAATATATGGACCCAGAAAATGAAAAAATACAATTAGATGACATCTCTTTTGATGATGTTATTGGTGGTGATGGTGTAGAGACTGTTACTGCAGAAGAAACTCCTTCTGTAAAAGAGGAAAAAGAAATAGAAGCTTCTGAAGAAAATACTCTTGACGATATAGGGATAGAGGAACCTTCTAAAGATGAAATAGAAGAAGAAGAAGAAGAAGAGGAAGAAATAAAAGAAGAAGATACTTCTAAAGATGATTTAAAATCTGATAAAGATAGTGAAGAATCTGTTGAAGAATCTACAGTTGTTTCAGAAGTAATAAATAAATTAGGGTATGAATTAGATGGAGACTCTTATGATGATACTCCAGAAGGTTTAGCTAATATGACTTCAGATTTAGCCTCTAAAATGGCTGATGATAGAATTGATGAAGTTCTTGAAGCATTTCCTTTAGTTAAAAAACATTTAGATTATGTTATAGCTGGAGGAGAATCTCAAAACTTTATGGAAGCTTATGATCCTAATTTAGATTATAGTAGTATTAATATTGAAAAAGATGATTTTAGATCTCAAAAAGCAATATTAGGAGACTATTTAGAATTAAGAGGTCATGATAATGACTTTATAGAGGAGATGTTAAATGATTTTGAAGATACAGGTAAATTGTATCAAAAAGCAGAAGCGGCTAAAAATGCATTAGCTAAACATCAAACTCAACAAAGAGAGCAAATGATTGAAACGCAAAGAAAAGAAACAGCTAGAAAAAAAGAAGAAGTTACAAACTTTTGGAATAATGTTTCTGAGACTATTGAAGATGCAGATTCTTTTGCTGGTATATCTGTACCAAAAAGAGAAAAAGGAAAATTCTTTGAATATTTATCTGCTCCAGTAACTAAAGAAGGTTACACGCAAAGAGATATAGATCATGCAAATGCTAAAATGGATGTAAAATTAGCAATTGATTATTTGATGTATACAGGTTTTGATTTAAGTGATATTATATCAAATAAAGCTAAAACCCAAAATGCTAAAACGTTGAGAGAACGTATTAGTAGAAACGAAGATAAAGTTAAATCAACTCGAAGATCAACAAGAAGAAGTAAAAATGTTGATTTAGATAATTTAGATTTATCAATTTAATAACGGCAATTTTTCAAGGAAACTTGAATTTGTATATAACTTTAAAAATAATTAGAATATGGCAATTAACGGAACAAACATAAGCGTTCAAAAAACGTTTTACAATGACTCGCAGATGACAGACATGAATAGTCTATCAGCTGCATTGTTGGCAAAACCGACTGAGCTGTCTCCAATTATTACTCATTTAGCAGGAAAAGATGACAAAAGATTCCCTCTATCTTTCTTAACAGAAGGTGTTGGTAATGTTAAATCTATTGATCGCTTGGAGTATGAATACCGTGTGGCAACACACAGGTTGAGAACGAGACCAGTAGCGGCAACGCCAGCAACAACATCAAATGTTGGTTTAGGAGGAGCAACTTTCGAGTTGGAATTTCCTGACAAACATTTTGTATTTCCATACGTATTAGTATCACAAGCGGGTACTCAAGCACGTATTATGAAAGAACCACAGCAAGTAGCTGGAGGGACTTCATATGTATACACACTACAATTAGTAAATCCAGCAGCGACAGCAACTGTTGCAGCAGCGGATGTTACAGTAGGAGCTCTTTGGGCTCAAATGTATGCGCCAGTAGGAACAGACTTCTCTAGAGGTAATGCTTCTAACTGGGAAACTCCAGGTAAAGTAAGAAACAAACTAACTACAGTTAGAAAATCTTACCACATGTCTGGAAACGCTAAAGATTATGTAGCAGAATTTTCTTTACCTACTAAAGGTGGGTCTACTACTAAACTTTGGATGGACTATGAAGAGTATTTACACATGCTTGACTTTAAAGAAGAATGTGAAATGTACTACTGGTATGGTCAAAAAACTTATGATTCAAATGGTATCACTTACATGAAAGATGAAAATGGTCAACCTGTAATCGTAGGTCCTGGTCTTTTAGAGCAAATTGTTAATACTGACACTTACTCTACAATGACTGAAGCAAAACTTAAAAACATCATTGGTGATTTATTTTATCAAATGACTGATGCTGCTCAAAAACAAGTAACTCTTTATACTGGTACTGGTGGTGCTAGAGAATTTGATGAAGCTCTTAAAAACCATTTTTCAGCTGCAGCAAACAGTTGGAAAGTAGGTGGTGAAAATAGATTTATCACAGGTTCTGGTAGATCATTAGGTTTAACTGGTTACTTTACTTCGTACGAGCATATTGACGGACACACAATCAACGTGGTAAAATTACCATTGTTTGATCATGGTGCTGTTGCTCAAGCACGTGCGAAACACCCTGTTACTGGATACTCTCTTGAGTCTTATAGAATGGTATTTGTTGATCAATCAAATTATGATGGTCAAAATAACTTACAAATGATCTCTAAGAAAGGTCGTGAGTCTATGAGATGGTGTGTAGCTGGATCTGT